GCCATGCCTAATTTAGTATCTACAGGAGCATTGGATGGTGGCTCTATTACTTCTAATTTTGGAAATATTAATAATGGTTCCAGTACAATTTCAACTGGGACTCTTACAGCTACTGGAGGTATTCCTAATTTTGCGTCAGGTGCAATTAATACTATAACGGCAGTTGCTAATAATATTGATGATGAAGGAACTACTGTTCCTTCATTAGTAGTAAATAAAATAAATGTAATTAATTATGGCAGTGGTGGAGATGATACTCATTTTGTACGATTACCCACATCAGGCAACCTTGGTGATATGATATATGCTATTGCGCATGGAACAAGTAATACATTTAATTTTGTATATATTTTAAGTGGCGCATCAACCGTACATTTAAATGGTCGTTCTAATGCTACAAATTTAAATCTAACAAATGATGAGGGCGACCCCGAGGACGCGACAGGCTCCCACTTACCCGGTACAGCTTTTTTATGGGGCCCAAGTGGTGGCAACGACTTAAATACCCTTACTTATGGCGGTGGTGGTATGTTATGTATTTTAATATTATATAAAATTGATGGTTCCAATAAATATTGGGCAAGTTTGAATTCTGTAGGTGGTGCTCAAAATTAATACTTAGTTAAATAATCCACCATAGGGTTTTTGTTGTGTATGTGCTTCTTTTTTCATATTTTCTTTCATTTTTTCTTTCATTTTTTTTTTATTCACAATAAAATTTTGAATTTGCGTTACATCAAAATCAATATAGTATAATTCAGGCACGAGATCTTTGTTTTCTACATACGTATAGGGTAACAATATATACCCATTCTTACCCATTTTTTTTCCATAGGATACCGCAATAATAAACGATTGTTTTTGCTCGATATATCCTACAATGGCTCCAACTGTGCCACCCACGACCGTATTGGTAGTCGTATCTGCTACTGATATAGTACTGTTAATATGGATATTATTGTACAATACAAATCCTATCGCAATAATCATACTATTACGTAGCATTTGTTTGATCATTTCAATTGAATTAGGCACTCGATAAATATTAATAAATTTATATTGTTCTGCTTCATCATAATGATATTTTGTTAACTTATTTGTAGATATATTTTGCTTTGAGTATACATATGATAATTCCGAACAAAATCCATGTGTTTCTATCGAATGAAATATCGCGTCAAACGTAAAAATAGATGATACATCTTTAAAAAAAGAAAGATTATGATATATAAATAGGCGCGAAGGTGGAAAAATATCCAGTTTATTGCGTATTAATTGATAATGTAAAATAAAACAAATGGTACTAATCGGACTTACATGTAAATTTCTGTCTTCTAATATATTTGGACAATCTGGACGCAAATCAATATATTTTTTACCGACAATACGTTCGGTACCTTCTAATGTCAAAGTTATAGTAGAAAATTGTTGTACTGTGGAGTCATCCATAAAAGAGTATTTTTTCATTGGATACGACAACATCCAATTATATTTGCGAATATACTGTTTTTTATTTGTAGGAACAATTAAATCATTAGTAGAACTTTCTTTTGATTTTTTTTTTTGATCCGTATCTGTTAATAACCAGCCTATAAAATTCATCAATGCTATATATGAGTATTATATGTTTAAATATTTTTAAAATATATGTAATTATATCTACATATATTATAAAAATAAAAGTTACACTTAAAAAATATTTAAATATTAAATAAATATTATTATTAGTGGGTGTGTATGTATCGTAGAATTATATTAAATCGTTTAAATAATTGTACATCTTTGTTAAAACCAATCGATCAAAATATGATAGAAAAAAATTACAGTTTTATTCGAAACGGGATAAATGTTTAATTGAACAGTTATAATTGAAAACTATATGTATCCTCGTCTTTATTATGGGTAATACACCATATGGATTGTATGGAATCTATATTATTATATACAATTTTTTTAGAATTGCCCTTTTTAATAATATCTTGTAATGAATCTAGTATTAATTTGTATTCATGTTCTTGTATTTTATTTTTTTTTTCTTCTATAAATTCACGTACCTTTTCTTTTTTTTGAAAAGTATCTAATCGATTCCATGTTTTTTTATAACTTTCTTTTTTAATGGTTTCCATTAAGGCTTCTTCATCATCAATAACATTAAATTCTTGTTTTGTATAATTTATATTTCTATTTATTTTTTTTTGTGTATCTCGATATTGAGCTACTTGTTGTTGCCATATTAAATTTTGTAACGCCATTGTATCATCTTTGTGCGAAGATGTAACCGTTGAATTGGAATATGATTTTTTTTCTATGGTTGTATCAAACACTGTTTCATTCATTTTATTTATTTTATCTTTAACGGTATCTATATAATGTAAGTAAAAGTCATCATTCATATTTAGATAATATACTTTATGTAATATTTAAATATATATATATCAAATTTGTTCTTTATTATTATGTTCTTAATGATTTTCTTAATGATTTTCTTGATGATTTTCTTGATGATTTTCTTGACGATTTACATAGTTAACATATAAATCATCAAATACTTGTTCAACAGTGTCAATTATTTTTATTATAATGTTTTCCAGAGAATCAAAACATTTAGTAGTAAATTGTTCCGAGCAATATTGGTCATAATTATTGTGTATAACTGCTGATATATTATTGGTGGCATTAGTGGCATTGGTATCAGAGACATCAGAGACATCAGAGACATCAGAGACATCAGATATATCAGAGGTGTCATTGGTATCATCGTAAGTATTTAGAAAATTATCCATACTTTTAAATGTAATACTAGGTTGTTTGTGCCTAACTGGTTGAACTTCTTCTATTATATATAATGTATTGATGTTATTTATTTGTTCGTCTAATTTGTTAGAATTACTATTAATTTTAGTATTAATATAATTTGTATTTAAAATAGAAGGATATCTATCAATATTATGTATATGTATTATAGGTATTGTTTCATCTGTATGTGTATTCATCGAAATATTCATAAGTAGTATATATAATAATAATATTATTTTTTAATATTTATTTAATATTTTATTTAATATTTATTTACTGTTTTATTTTATAACTATATACTATAAAATGGATATTCGTGCTCAAATATTACAATCAGCTAATGCTGGTAAATCTATGGTAAGTAATGTAGTTAACAAAATAGTCATACCTTTAACGGTTACGTTGCTTTCTAATGTAATTTTTGCTGTGTTATACTTATTTTTATGTAATGATCCTGAAGATTGGGATGGTATGGACAATGCTAATGATTCAGTAGGTAAAAAATTATTTAATAGGCTTTATTTTACAATGACGACTAATACAACTGTTGGATATGGGGATATTACTCCTAAATCTGTTAAGGCAAAAATATTAGTAATGATGCATTTCTTAGTGGTATTTACAAATATTATAGTCATCTTTGCCTGAAATGCGTAATTATATAATAAATCGTATATACACATATTTATTTTGTAAATTTGATTTTAAAATTTATAAAATAAATATATATTACTTTACATAATTATATGTTTAATGATTATATAAAAGATATTATAGAATGTGCTAATGATTATTACAATCATGTATCACAAAGTGATGATTGTTTTACTATTGCCGAATATGTATCAGACATGTTAAAACTAGTTGTAGATAAAAAAAAACACAAATATATTTATCCAGAAATTATAGAACAAGTTATATCTACACATATTCCAGAATTAAATGATAATTATAATTTTGATATTGATACGTCAACACAATTACATTTAAATAATGTGGTTGTACAGTTAAAAGCGAATCCACAAGCACCACAACGTTCTCCAGAATGGTTTGCTATGCGGAAAACAAGTATAGGAGCAAGTGAAATAGCTACTATATTTAATAAAAACCCCTTTATGAAACGAGTCGATTTACTATTAAAAAAATTAGATTATAAAGATCCAAATAAGCCAAATCGTGTCAGTATGCATTGTATTCATGGTATTAAATATGAAGAAATAGCCACTTTATGCTACAGTAAATATAATAATACTGTTGTTAATGAATTTGGTTCCATTAAAGATAAACATATAGGTTGTATTGCGGCATCTCCTGATGGCATTACTGATGCGGGTGTAATGGTAGAAATTAAATGTCCGTTTACACGTGAAATATTCGGAGCTCCTGGATTAAATTATTGGCATCAGATGCAACAACAGTTACATGTGTGTGAATTAATAAAATGCGATTTTTTAGAATGTAAAATAATAGAATATAATTGGAATAAATTTAAACAGGATAAACTAACAAATCACACTGAATTTGAAATCGGTATTATTATAGAATATATAAATACTGCGGATGATGCGGATGCCTTTACTCAACATGGGTGGGTGTATGCGCCCTTACAATTAACCTTACCGGAATATGTTGAATGGATAGAAAAAGAAAAGGAGAAGATATCGAAAGATGAAAATAAAGAATTTAGTCGAATTATACCTTGGAAATTAATGATATATTCCATTCTTGAAGTGTATAAAAAACAAGATTGGTGGGACAAATATGGACTAGACATATTAAAATTTTGGGATGAGTTAGAAATATTAAAAATTAAAGGCTATGAAGATATTATTCCTAAAAAAAGAGAAAAAAGAGAAAAAAAAGTTAAAATGTTATTTATTGAAGACCCATAAAAGTTATTGTAATACAACAAACATTTATATATTTTTTTATTTAAATTTATTTAAAGAAATTTAAATAAAATTATCATTATAGTATGAACCATGAAACAACATTTAAAAATAGATTTACCATCATTAAAGAAATAGGTAAAGGATCTTTTTGTAAAGTGTATCTTGGTTATGATATAATAGAAAAAAAAAATGTTGCGATAAAGATTGAAAAAATAGAAAATTCTAAACAACTAAAATCACGAATTGAACATGAATATAATTTATATTCACTTTTTACATCTTCTTGTGAAGGTATCTGTGATATATTATGGCATGGTAAAAATAATAATTTACAAATATTAATTATGAACCAATTAGGGCCAAGTTTAAGTGATTTGTTTTTATTTTGTGATAATAAATTTAGTTTACAAACGGTTTGCTTAATCGCTATTCAAGTGTTAACACGAATGAAACTTTTACACAGTAAACATATTATTCATAGAGATATAAAACCTGATAATTTTTTAATAGGATTAGAATCAAATAAAAATACCATTTATTTAATTGATTTAGGATTATCGAAAGTATTTAATAAAAAATATTTTATTAAAAGAAAATCCTTTAAAGGTTCTTTACGCTATTCTAGTTTGCGTAATCATAGAGGTATAGAACAAAGTTATCGTGATGATTTAGAATCGATTGGCTATATGTTAATTTATTTTTATAATTCAAAATTACCTTGGCAAAATAGTTCGATCACGGATCGTAATAAAAAAAAAAATTATATATATAATATAAAAAAATCGTATACATTAACAAATTTATGTAAAAATTTACCTATAGAATTTTTTTATTATATGAAATATACACGTGTATTAAGATTCAAAGAGGTACCCGATTATCATTATTTAATTCATTTATTTAAAAATATATTAAAAAAAAAATCGACTACTTGTACTAATGAATTTGATTGGAATATTAAATTAAAAGACATGTAAATTATAATGCGATAATGAGAAATCTAAAGGTTTAGGAGTTTCATTGTTTGAATTTATTTTTATTAGTATTTATTAAATATTTAATTAAATATTTAATTAAATATTTAATTTATTATATAATATTTAAAAAATTTGATATTTTAAAAATGTTAGATAATATAATTATATATTTTATTATTCATGTGGAATCTGTTTGACTCCTTTCATATTAATGAACAAGATGCGGATATCAGTAATAGTAAAGATGCGGATATAAGTAATAGTAAAGATGCGGATATCAGTAATAGTAAAGATGCGGATATAAGTAATAGTAACGATGCTAATGTAGATTCTACTATAGATATTACTGAAAATAATACTATAAATAAATCACCTAATAAAAATATCGAACAACATAAAATAGATGTTGTGTGTACTTCTTGTTCGGACAGTGAATTAATTTATGATTCCGGTGCGTATTATTGTTCGTCTTGTGGACTATTTCAAAAAAAAGAGTTAAATCAAAAATATCAACATAATAATTTTTATAATGCAAATAATGTTAATCCTTGTCGTGTAGGTTCAGCAACCAATATATTATTACCTAAATCTTCTTTAGGCAGTCTAATTAACAGTAGTTATTCTAATTATAACTACAATAAAATGGCTAAATATAATTCTTGGAATGCTATGCCTTATAAAGAAAGAAGTCAATGGAAAATATTTACACAAATTACAGAAGCTTGTACTAAAAACAAAGTACCTAAAATTATTATAGAAGATTCAAAAATATATTATAAACATTTATCTGAAAATACTATTTCGAGAGGATCAAATCGTAAAGGATTAATTGCTGCGTGTGTGTTCAATGCCTGTAAAAAACAAAAAGTTCCCAGAAGTTGTAAAGAAATTGCTGAAATGTTTGGCATTGAATTAAAAGAAATAACTAAAGGATGTAAAAAATTCAATGAATTATGGAGATTAGTTAACACAAATAGTGATTTAACTAAAAATACTACATATAGTCGTTCTTCTAATCCGTTGGATTACATAGATAGATTTTGTTCTAAATTAAATATACCTGTAAATTTAAAATATATTTCTGAAATTGTTTCTATCAAAGCGATTACTTCTATATATAATATTGTAAATGATAACACGTCTCCATCTATATCGGCTGGTTCTATTTATCTTGTGTGTTTATTATATTCCTATACTATTACAAAAAAACAAATTTCAGATGTAAGTAAAATTTCCGAAGTTACAATATCAAAATGTTATAAAAAATTAAATATGTATAAAACTTATTTATTGCCTAAATCTATTTTACACGAATTAAATTTATAGCATATATAAAAAATATTATAATATAGTATACAAAATGAAAGTATTAGGAATGAAAATGACAGTAAAGAATATGATTATTCTTTTTTTTGCTGCTTTGGGTGTAGTATACGTATTTAAGTGCTGCTGTGACCAAGGAAGAATTGGTATGGAACACCTGAGTTGTGACAAAAAAAATAAATACGAAAATATGGCAGGGTCTAAACACAAAAAAAATAAATACGAACATATGACCAACATGAAGAAAAAAATGATGTCACGAGTAAAAAAAATGCGACAGAGGGCTTTGAACCAAAACAAACGAGTGAAGTGATACTCGAGATGACTCTTTCGACGTTCATAAATTTAAAATATAATAGATTTTATTATATTTAAAATTTTTTTTATTGTAATGAATATACACATTTTTTATTTTTATTTTTATTTTGTATGATTATATGTTATATAATACTATTTACTTTTCAATTACACGCGTAATAAGACCGTTAACATTCATAAAACTGTATTTGGCGTTGGGCTGTTTGATGACGAAAAGTTTCTTAAGTGTTTTATCGGGAATCCATTCTTTGCGGTTAGATTCAGTCTGAAGATTTTTAACTTTGACATAAGCAGACACGACTCTCATCATATCACGGCGAACATATTCCGTCGATGGGGCAATTGTTCCTGTTGAAAGAATGTCTTTATTATCCTTCATAAATTTTTGCATAATTTTGTTGACCTTTTGTGGGTTTTGTTTAATGACACGCTTGGTCTTTTTTCTTTTCTTACTAAGAAATTTTCGTTCTTTGCCTACAAGAGAAATAACTTTTTTAACACGCGCATAATGATCACGGCTGAGATTACGAAGTTCTTCGCCTTCCTTAAGAAGTTCAGATAGAACATCATCAAGAGATACAACGTTAGTATTCACATCTGAAACATTCGATACAGTAGGCACATTTACACTTTTACTTAATCCACTCATATTTATTTATACCATATAATATGGTCATTTCTTTAAATGATTATAAATTTATATTATATTATATTTTTTTATAATATTATATACATATTATAGACATATTTGGAGGTATTTAAACGAATAGTTTATTTACAAATATAATAAAATAATAAATTAATAAATAATAAATAATAATACAATCAGTAGGGCTTACTTATTCCGTATCTTCTTCATCGGAAAATTGAAAGTTATCTTGAATGTCCTCAACATGTATAATATTATTTTGTAAAGCCACGATTGATGGAGATTGAGAGAGATTAATTTGAAAAAGTTCTTGAATTTTTTTAATTCGTAAATTAATTTTTTCTATTACAACATCAATTCTTGAGCATATAGAAATATCAGAATTATAGGTTTGTTTTAGATTATTTAAACCTTTTAATACGTTTTTAAGTTCAGTCGAAAAAATAGTTAATTTTTGAGCGTTTTCTGTTTCAAAATAAACTTGACCTCTATTACTATTATAATAATCTTCTAAACCACCCGTTCGTTTTTCAATTTCATTACTATAGATAAGATCTATCATATTAAAAGATGCTTCTATTAAATGTTCAATGTTACCGACACTTTCTTTTCTCGAATTGCCATTCCAATAACGTGTTAAACCTTGATATAAGTAAGGCGTATCAATTTTAATAGTATCACCTTTTTTAATTAATTTATCATTAGGTTTAATATTACCGAGTATTTTTAAATTGCGGATAATAACTTCAAAAGTATTGTCACTATCATTAATGTTGTCATCTTGCTGAAGCCGTGCGTTATCAGGGGAAGGTGTACTCATAGTAAAAGTATGTATATTATAATATAATATATTATTATTTTCTTTAAATATATTTTTATTTATTTAAATATTAAATGTATTTATATTGATATTATCAAAATGAAAATTAATGGAATAGTATGTATAAATGGTGTAAATCAAGCAATAGGCTATAATAATTCATTATTATATAGATTAAAACAAGACATGAATTTTTTTAAACAAACAACGACTCACACACACGATTCAAATAAACAAAATGCGGTTCTTATGGGATATAATACTTATACATCTATACCTACTAAACATTTCCCTTTACATAATCGTATAAATATTGTTATAACAAAAAATCATTATACCGAATTAAAAAAATATATACGGAATCATTCTATCTCTAATGTATTTGTATACAGAAAAATACTAAATGCTATACATTTTTGTTCTACTCGAACAGATACGCCTATTGAATCATTGTTTATTATAGGTGGTAGTTCTATATATAATTATTGTATATCGAAAGGCTTATATAATGATATATATGTAACCAGTATTTTTTCTCCGAAACTGGATATAGGTGATACGTTTTTACATATACAAGATACATTGGCATTACACTATGTTAACCAACATACGAAAATATGTACCGAAAAAAATGTAGTGAATCTTGTAGATCAACAAACGTATGATGTTCAATATTCAATATCAAAATATAAAAATATACATGAAATACCCTATACAGATATACTTAGTATAAAAACCAACGAACATACTTATTTAAAACAATTACGATATGTATTAGATAATGGTGAAACACGACAAACCAGAAATTCGGAAACGATATCTACTTTTGGTATTCGTATGGAGTTTGATTTAACATTGGGGTTTCCGTTACTTACCACTAAAAAAATGTTTTGGAAAGGTATTAAAGAAGAATTAATGTGGTTTTTACAAGCAAATACGAATGCTAAAGATTTATCTGATAAGGGTGTTCGTATATGGGATGGTAATAGTACGAAAGAATATTTAGATTCGATTGGTTTAGATAATTATAACGAAGGCGATTGTGGTCCTATATATGGATTCCAATGGCGACATTTTAATGCCAGATATCGTGGCTGTAATGTCGATTATACAAACCAAGGTGTCGATCAACTAAGACAGGTGATCCATTTATTACGAACAAATCCTACCTCTAGAAGAATATTTATGTCTGCTTGGAATCCCGAACAAATGCAACAAATGGCTTTACCACCTTGCCATATATCCTATCAATTTTATGTATCAGAAGGTAATATGTTACAATGTCAAATGTATCAGCGTTCAGGAGATATGTTTTTAGGTATACCTTTTAATATCGCTTCCACCGCATTATTGGTTCACATTATTGCAAAAATGACGGATCTAACACCAGGAAAAATTATACTAGTTGTTGGTGACGCTCATATATATAAAAATCATCTTACACAGGTTCAATTACAACTAGAAAGAATACCATATATTCCTCCTACTTTAATTATTAAAACCAAACAACAAAACATCGAAGACTATGATGCTAGTGATTGTATATTACAAGACTATTGTTGTTATCCTTCTATTAAAGCCAATATGGTGACTTAGTAATTATAATACAATAACGAAAAAGTATCATGTTTCATATGAATAATATTATGACATAACGCGTAGGGTGTAATTGTTAAAGCGTTATCTACATTATTAAAGGATTGTGCTGAATTTAACACAAGATTTAATATAAATAATAAATCCGCTCGGACTTTATAACTTCCTGTTGGCTGAATCGTATTCGAATCAATGTTAAAACTATATAAAAATAGTCCTGAATCTAAATTATTATTAGAATGTAAATATGGTTGTAATGAATGATAGTATTTACTATTTTTGGCATCTTCACGTATATGATTATGAAATACTATTTCCATAGTATCTAAAGGCGATTCTTTCCAAGTAGAAGTAAAATTAGTATTATTTATTTGTGGAATTCCTGAAGCATTGCGGTATTTCCATATCTTTCGAAAAGTATCTATTTCTTGTATAGAATATGTTTGCTCATTACCCTTAATAGAATCAGGCCATTCTGTAAAACCACTACCGGATGTATCTATTATATGTCCCGCTTCACCATGAGGACCATATCGAAACATAAATTCTTGAAAATTATCAGGAGTAATGATCATAACGGAGGTGGCGCCTGCGTCCGATATAATAACATCCCCACTTACTGTCGCTTTAGTTACAGAATTAGCATTATACCACCAATTATCTTGAAATTTAACGATTTTTTTTTCTGTTAAAGAAGCGTCTTCATAATTAGTAAAATTTAACCATTCATTTCGTTTGTGATTGTCACTTCGCTGTATACTGAGAACTAATTGTTTAATAGGACTATGAAAGTTTAATCGTAATTCTGCGGAGTCTGTATATGTTTTACTAGTAATATTTGTATCTTCTATAAATTGATCAAATAAATAGGAATAAATAAATAAATTATTAAATTTAGATTTTAGTAATGGATCTAAAAAAATTTGCTCTGTTTCCATTGTACATGATATGTTATATTCGCCACTAATACTTGTTTTACTTTCACAGCAAGAATATAAATTATATTTAATGTTTTGGGTAGTCGTTGTTATCGTTGGAATGCTTACTTTTCGTGATTCGTATCGTTTTAAATAGTATGGTGATCCATTTCCACTAATACTATTTATATAAGTTGTGTTTTCTCCAAATGATAAAGTAGGAAAATTATCAATAGTTGTCATATTTGTATTAGCTATCGCATCTTTACGAAATTGCGTATTGGAGCTGGGTATAGTATATCCGGTAACATTTGGAACTTTATTATAATACCAGTAATCTTCATCATGAACTTCTACCGTATATATTTCATTTAATGCTCGTAATGTCACATGTATTTCAATATCTTCCGTTATGTATAAAAATAAGGGTAAATATAAACTGGAATGTTTAGAAAATCCAAAGTCTATAGGAATAATAAGTGTTTCATCTTGTTCGTCTATAGGACGATTATATAATTTACTGGTTGTTGTAGTACTATATTTCATATTTGATTCTGACACATGTAGATTGGTATTCCCAAGTTTTAATGTAGCACTTTTTTTTAATAATTTACTTAATATGTATAATTTTTGACCGGTTATATTATTAATTATATCACCTTTAATTTTAAAATCTATATTTTTTATAATAGATAACCCTATGTTTTTTACGTATGATAATTTATGTTCGTCATTCGTTATAATTTTAGGTAATCGTAAATGTAAATATATTTTTCCTAATAAATCAGCCGTATTATGTAAAGTAAATATTTGCGTAACAGGTTTATTAAATTCTAATTGTGTTGTTCCTCTAGGAATAAGTGTAAATGATTGTATAGAAAAATTATAAAATCTATAGTAAACCTTTTTAAAAAAACTATGTTTAGGATCACCTTTAGTTATATTTTTTTCTATATTTTTTTTTGGATTATTATTATTACTCAGAACCTTTTTTAAAATGCCAAATGGTTTCGAAGCTTTTTCTTTAAAAGGTTCGTCCGGTATCACCTGAACTTCTGGAGTTAACCAATAACGTGACTCTTTCGCGGCCTTTCGTTCAAATGCGTCCGCATCTAGTTGTTTTTGTGTAATCATATATTATTATAGAAATATATATTTATATATAAATTATACTTTTACAAATATTATTAATTAATAAATAATTTATAAATAATTTATTAATTAATAAATTATTTATTAATTAGTAATATATATATATGTTATAACTATTGTTTTACATTAAATGCTGGTATCATAAGTTGATCTTTTATAGTTATAAAATTATAATTTACATTGTATAATCGAATATCATATTCATATTGTTTACTATTAAATTTTGTTTTGGCTTCTATATCACTTTCTACACGAAGTGCGGATTTTGTTGTATATCTGTTATTAGGATTCGTTTTCCAGAAATATAATGGTGGACTACTATTTAGAACTGTTTTTGTTCGACTGTCTTTATTAATATTATAAAAATTATTGGAAAACGTTGTAAATTCAGAATCAGGTTTATTTTCCGTATCACTTATTGTAAATTTATATTGAACCCTATTAAATAGATTCATGTTACAAAATCCCGAAGGTTGAAATTTTTCAGGTTCTAAACTAAAACTATATATATATACACCTTTGTCAACACTATTTGTATGATAATTATATGGCTGTATTTGATTAAAAAATATAGTATCCTTTACACTTTCTCTTTGAATACCATCAAATAATATTTCTATTTTTTGTAAAGGGGATTGTTTAAATGTACTATTAAAATTGTCTTTATTAATTAAAGGTATGTCTGCAGCGGCGCGAAATCTCCATGTTTTTCTAAATGTATCAATTTCTTCTATACTATATGCTATATATTGAGGTTCTATTTTATTTGGCCATCCGGATATACCTAAAGCATTTTCATTTTGTGCTTCTCCATATGGTCCATACCGAAATAAAAATTCTTGAAATCTGTCCGGTATAATTACAATATCGCCAGCAACATTTGTTAATGTTTCTGGAGTTGAACTTGATGTAATCGAATCATACCACCAATTATCTTGATATTTTGTAATGATTTCTTCCGTTATATCAGATGTTTCATAATTTGAAAAATTTAACAATTCATTTCTGTTTTTATTATCATTTCGTGATACCGTTATATAAAGTTCTTTTACAAGATTAAAATGATTATCAATATACCAAGACATAGTTTGATTACCCCTTACACCTAATAGTTCATTTTTGTGTATATGTTGAACGATGTATTTATTTGTTTTGCTACTTAATTCCTGTTTTTCTTCTTCTGTTAAAAATATCTGTTCGACTTCAAGTGAAGATTCAAAGTCAAAACGATCTGATGTATATGTAAATTTATTTATATCTTCACTCGCATCAATAGGAACACTCCTTTTTCTTGACTCATAACGTTTTAAATAAAAGGGCGATGTAGCAGTAGCTTTAAATGTTGTTTGCTGTCCAAATGTTAATGGATCACTAACTTCTTCTGTAGATGTATTATCAAGAGCAAGTTTGCGTGAAGTATAGCCACTTACACCCGTTACTTTAACACCTGAAATAACTGGATATCCACTGACAGACATATCAGGATTTTTTTCATAATACCAGTAATTTTTATCGAATTTTTCAATAGTATATAAACTATCTGTTCCTCGTAATAATATTTCTACCTTTATGGATTTATTTTCTAATAAAAAAAGTGGTAAGAATGTTTTTGAATAATTAGTAAACGAAAAATCTAAAGGTATAAATAATGTTTGTTTTTCGGTATATATTGGACTATTAAAATATCTATTTATAAATGTTTTACTACCACTAGTACTAGTAGTCGTATCTGTATATAAATACTCTTTACCTTGATTAGGATTAATTAGTGAATCTACCATGGAACGCTTTTCATCTGTATTACTAAGTTGATTCATAATATACAACATTTCACTGTCAATAGTATCTACAACAATATCATTTATTTTTAATTTAATATTTTCTATAATAGAATACCCTAAATGGTCATTAAAGACAAACTTTTGTTCATCACTGGTTTTCATAGGGGGAATTGTGACCTTTAAATATATTTTACCTAATAAATCACCATATTTAGGTATTTCACATACAATTAACGTGCTACTGGTTTTTTTTATTTGATTTTTATTTCTCATTTGAATGGTAAATGATTCTTTAGCAAAATTACTATGACGTTTGTATACACTTTTAAAAAATGTAACTTGGGGGTCTCCCACTAAATATACATTAGCATTTTTTTCTCGTACTTGATTATTGGACGCAACTCGTAACATACTATATATGTATAAGTAATTATGATAATAATATATTTTATATATATATATTTATTTTTAATTATTAAACTAATAATATAATTAAATAATATAACAAAAAACAGTATATTTTTACATACTTGGAAAATATTATATCTGAAACGTTGATAATATTGATAATAAAGAAGAACATAAAAATAAATCCACATTTTTTTTAGAGATATTAAACAACCAATATCTGGGAACGTATAATATATCATTTGGTTCTAGTTCTATTCGTATAGAATCCTTTTTATCTTCTAATGTGTAATCATAAATATGTTTATGTTTTGTCTGTCCCTTATAGGTGCTCTTTTTAATAGTATTGGGAGTATATAGCTCAATTGTTACAGATTCTCGCGCAATAATAAATAACCGATCCACATTGTGGTATGATATAAAGTCTCCATTATAATAATGATTAATCGTCTCCTTTTTAATTGTAAATGCCGGTGTTATAATTTGTAATGTTTGTTCTATATCTTTGTTTATATTATTATTCCAAATAATAATCGGTAATTTATTACTGATTTGATTTTCAAATGTGCTAGATGTAATCGTATCATTATTTACATCTAAATATTTATATATATTTGTTGTTTTTCTATAACTTAACTGTAAAAGTAAATAATATATAATTATAGAAATAATAATGTATAAAATTATTTTTGTAACAAGCATATGGGACATATATTATATTATATATACAATATAATATTATATTTTATTGTCCTTATTTAAAGATAAAAACATATAATACTGTATATATTTATACATAACATGACGGAACAAGTAAACAGTGAAAAAAACATTGGGCGAATTAAATGGTTTAACAACAAAAAAGGGTTCGGATTTTTATCCAACTGTGAAACAAATGAAGATGTATTTATTCATCATTCAGGTATTTCACTAGGAGAAGAAGCACTTTCGAGTGATGTTAATATTTTTAAAACGGTTATTGAAGGCGAATATGTCTCCTACGAAAAACAAATTGATGAGGAAAACAGAACCGTTGCTAAAAACGTAACAGGTGTTCTTGGTGGCCCTCTTCTTTGTGAAAATGTTCATAAGAAAATTTTTGTATCCAACCGTGTACAGGAAAATAACTCCGCAGATGAAGGTTCTCGCAGTCATTCTGGTCGAGGAGGAGGAGGTCGCGGACGGGGTCGCGGACGTTCACACGGCAGAAACTCTTCGACACGCTCTTCCGATGAAGTACCGAGTACATCTAGTTTAACAGATGATAATGCCTTTACTTCTTTAGCTTCAACTGAATAAAGATAATAATCTATAATAATCCATAAAAATCCATAAAAATCATTTTTAATTACTTACTTTAAACAAAATATTTTATATACTTATTAATATTTTCTTTATATACAATTTGATTTTCTTTAAATAATCTTGCTGCTTCCTCATTTAACGGATCTTCTGGATTTGGATACAGTAGTAATTGTGGTATAAATATATTATAAATATGAGATAAATTATAGATTGGAGTCCATGTTTCATTTAATGTATTTAAGCAAATACTTCCTGAACGTAAATCAATGTTAGGATGATATATTTTATCAATAAAGCCAACTGATGGCGAAACAAAGGGGTAATTGGGTGGAATCGTTATCTTAATTTGCCACGTACCATGTTCATAATCAGAATCTATGGGCCCTTGTATAGACAATGTAATAATATTATTATTAATAATAGTAACATCTTTAACTATGTCTTTAAGTTTATTAATATCTTTTTCTTTTCTTTTGTTAATACGTTTATTCATATTATTATAATAATAATATTATTAATAAATTATATTATTTAAATAAACTTATTAGTAGTATTATGTAGATTAATATCTATTACATTGTTTTACTTGTTTTTCACAATCAAAACATTTAGTAGGATTAGAAAAAGAAAAATTTTTACTTGTAGTATTCATAAATCTATTTTGCATACTATTATTACAATCAAAACATTTAGTAGAACCAGCTTCAAATAATTTAGTTTCTTCAGGAGCGCGGTTATTTGGATCAAAGTTGTAAAAATGACCTGGTGGTTGTCCGGTAACCGGTTGTCCTATGCCACCATATGGATTTTCTCTTGATATATCTACCATACGCTGTGTTGTGGGCGTTTCAATCGAACATCTCATTTGTTTTTCTTGGCTATATATATTTTTCTTTTTGTGTAATAAAGTAGTAATATTTTTATTTGTTCGTATTGTTTTTTTATGTAAACCCATAACTAAAGAAGTAAGTAATAATAAACCTAATAATATATAGACATTGGTGTATTTCATTATTATAGTATATATTATATACAAAGATTTATATTTTTTAATTATAATAAAAAAAAATATTTATATATATTATATACATGACCTATAAACGACATACGCCAAAGCATTCATTTATTAATAAAGACTCAAAACTTAATATTATTTTAGGTTCACTGTTAATATTAATGTCATCCACAGTATTTTCAATAGGTCCGTCAAAAATTATGAATAAACAAACGCTTACCTTTTTAAATAAGCGTCATCGATTTGTAGATTATTTATTAATTTTATGTTTTATTTATGTTGTAATTGATTTTACGTTTAATGATACGAAACATCCTTTATTTGAATTAACCTTATCCATTATTATATTAATTTTGTTTATATGTTATAGTTTATTAAGTCCTAATATTCAAATGATTATTCTTGTTATATTAATTTTTATTTATTTTATTAATGATAACATTAATTATCAATTAGATAATAAAACTGCTTCGAGTTCCAAAAAAATAAAACTCTATACACTTTTTAAACATATGTTACTGGTTATCATTATAGTTTTATCTTTTTTAAATACATTTAATGTAATATAATCGATATGGAGGGTGATAATTATTACAATTTATGTAATATATCTACATGACTAAGCAAGTGACGTTTACAGCAATAACGAGTAATATGTAATTGATCAAAGACTTCTTTATTGTTTGTAATGTCTTCTACTGATTGAACATCCATATGTATATTTAAAATGTTATCACTTTCTTTAATATTTTTTTTTTGTAGTAATTCTAGATATTTATTCCATTTAGAACCGATTACATTATTACATGTAAAACATCGTACAGGTATAATCATTTATATATTCTATATATTATAAGTATATTATTTAAATCATAATAAAATTTGAAATCAAATTTTTAATAAATATTTAAATATATTTAATATGTATATAAACAATAAGCGCAACTTATAAGTTATGGACCAATTTTTATCTTCTACTTTAGAAAAAGGTTATAAATATATTACACAAAAACATATACCTACACAAAATATAAATATACAGTTATTAGATCCCTTATCAGTTATCATTAAATTAGGTATCATTTCCCTAAAACCTGTAGGAACAAAAATAGCTATATTTAATAATAAAGTTCATATCCATGATGCGAATATATTACAGGGACCTATACGTTGGTCTCATGGAGTAACACGAGAGGATATACATTTATTATTATCTCCTATAACAAAGGCAATTTATCATTTTTCACCGTTATATAATCCCACTTATACGGCCTTATTTGAGTATGCTATGGAAGGTTTACGAATTTTAAAAGACAGTTATGATAATCAATCAAGTATTTTATCTCATGCTCTTGAATATTATATATTTATTATTAAAAATAGTTTTAAAGAAAACAGTAACGAATTAGACATAAAACATAGTCAAATACATTCGTTAGATAATATATTTGATAATGTTTGGTCAGAAAAAGATATTGGTATTATCAATAATATGTTTTCTATTGCTTCTTCAAATATAGAAAATAAACAAGATTATATAATTGCGATTAATGCGATGTTATCCACGAAACGAACCAAAATTAAGGAAATTATTCAAGAGACGGCACACCACATATGAGTATGTAGTTTTATTTATCTAGATAAAAGAACTATAAATAAACCTAACGCTATCACCATAACTCCTATAACTTGTAATAAAGTTACTGTTTCGTTGAAAAATATTTTTCCTACTAATAGTGTAACTAAAATAAGTGAAGGTTCTACAATAGCTACAACTAAACTGGCATCATACTTAGATAAAAGGTAATAATTAGACATAATAGATACTAAACCTATTACAGCGACAATAATTGAAAAATATAACGTTTTTATATTTAGATGTTTAATTACATACTTACGGTTCGCTACTGCTAAAATAAAAATACTTATAAAAGCGGTTGTTATATAACGTGTATTGGCAAAAATGAAACTGGAACAGTGTTCTACAGCTTTTTTTTCTATTAATGGTTTTAAACCCCATCCTATAATATTAAGACCACCAATGGCTATATCTGTAAGCATGTCTATAGTATTATATAAGGTATTAATATATCTTAAATTTATTTAATATATATATATATATTTAAAATTACCATAAACATAAAATTAAAATCATATACTATAATATATACGATTCATGGCATTAGACAAAGCATTAAAAAAATTATTTAAAGATATTTCTAAAATGGTTTCACCTACCAAAAAACGTAGACGTTCGTCTAAAAAAAGACGTTCGTCTAAAAAAGACGTTCGTCTAAAAAAAGACGTTCGTCTAAAAAAAGACGTTCGTCTAAAAAATGTGTATGTAAATGTAACAAAGGGCATAAAAAAAAATGCAAATGTGTACAATGTAATAAATGTCCAAAATGTAAAAAACGGTAACTAGCACATTTTGCTTAACTTTTAAATTTGTAAATATTTTAAAATATGTTTACATAGTAAATATATTTTCTATTATGTATAAAAAAACTATAGTTATTAATTCTTTTGGTGATATTACCGAAGAAATAAGGTGTGAAACAGAAGAAGACTACCAACATTTAGCAAATGAAGCGTCGTTACTTAAAGAGACTTTTCAAGATTTATCTAAATTAACAGGACAATGTTACGAACCTCTTAATGATGTTCTTGATCATGCTCAGCATACGGCAGATAATACACAACAGGGGACAGAAAAATTAGTTAAAGCTGCTACTATTAAAGCTAAAACAACAAAACTCGTATTAACAACAACAACTATTATTGGAGGTTCGATTGGATTACTAGTTGGTGCTACACTGGGTTCTGTTTTACATATTCCAGGTATGACTATAGGCGCTCAAATTGGATTAGTAACAGGTTGTCTTATAGGTGGTGGAACAATTGGAACTGGCGCAGGCGTATTATCAGCATTTGCTATTAGAAAATAATAAATATATTATATATATAAAAAGTAAAATAATAAAATAAAAATAATAAAGTATAATTATATAAAATTTGATTTATTATATGATTATACATGACATACTTATAATTATTACACATATTACAATATGAATAGTTTGTATAAAATGTGTAAATCTATAGACTCAAAAATAGATAAACTATATAAAAAAGTTGAATCTCTTGAATCTAAATTAGACAATTTAGAAACAAAGACAGCGTCGACTACAGATTCTACAAAATCTTCCACAAAACCGCATATGTCTATTAAAACAAAAAAAAAACGAACGTCTCCTAGTTCTACTACCTTGCCAACAACTGAAAAATCTGGTTCAATTAATATGACACAATATGTAGATAAAGTTCTTATTACGGGTGATACCTTTGAAAAAAAAATGTTTATTAAAAAATATCGAGGACAATGGTCTCCCGAACATAAAGGGTGGCTCGTTTATACTACTCAAAATATAAACGATCTTAAAAAAACGTTACGAAAAGTGTCATCACTGTTTTCCCACAATACAATGAATACAAATATAGATGGTTCAAACCCATCAATCAATATACATACGCCATCCATTGCAGAAGATGAAGCACTAGGAGATAGCTACGCCTTTATTGAGGACGATTAATATATGATTATATGAATATATGATTATATGAATATATGATTATATGAATATATGATTATATGAATATGAATACATTATTATTCCATTCGTTCAATACGCTGTAAACGATTTGATGTAATATAATTATGTTGTTTGTTTCTATGTTTGAATGGTGACCGAATAGTAGAACGCTTTGTGTGTGGACGAGTATTATTAGATGTTGTTATTTTTTTATGTTTACTAGTAGATATTTTATTATCTATTTTTTTTATGTGTGTTCGTTTTCGGCGTGGACTCATTTTAGGACTTATGCGTCTGTTTTCTTTTTTTTTGTTAATTTGCTTGTTATTCTGCTTATTATTTTTTTTAGTAATCTGTTTTTCAATTTTTTTCATTACATACATAAGAGCCTTATTAATATCTTTAAAAGTATAATCTACAAAAGGATAATGTGATAATTTTTTATCAGTTGTTTTTTCTTCATCAATATATATTGTCTTCCAGTTATATTTTTTTTTGGCGACTTTTAAATTATCTATATTATCTTCAAAAAAATAAACTGTATCTGTAGGCTGTATATTGAATTTTTTAATAGCAAATTTATATGATTGTACATAAGGTTTAGGTTTATCGGGATAATTATCAAGTGTAGCTATTTTTTCATTTGAAAATAAATTTTTAAGATCGATTTTTTCAATCACTTCATTTACATGTGACAAATTACCATTAGAAAATAAAAAAGTTTTTCCTATATAGTTTTTTAGCATTGTATGTAATTTTTGTTTAGGTTTAAACAAAGAATAAAAGAGTTCTGTTATATTTTCAGTATCATTTTCTTCTGTGGGAATATCTTTAGAATTATAAAGAGTGTAATCAACATCAAAAATTAAAGTAGGATGTTTCATAATAACTTTAATAGTATGTAATACTAATAATATTATTATAATTATAATTAAATTTAATTACAATTAAATTATTAGAAGTAAATTTCAGTAATTCCAGATTCAATATAAATTAAATTTTAATATTGATTTAAAAATATATTCTTATACATATATAATGTCCGAAATGAATAACAAGTCGGAATATTTACTTACCGAAAATGAAAATCGTTTCGTTTTATTTCCTATTAAACATAATAAAATTTGGGACATGGTCAAAAAACAACAAGCATGTTTTTGGATCGCAGAAGAAATTGATTTATCAAAAGATATTGAAGACTGGAACAAACTTAACAAGAATGAACGTCATTTTATTAAAAACATCTTAGCATTTTTTGCCGGCAGTGATGGTATTGTATTAGAAAATCTGGTGTTAAATTTTTTCAGTGAAATTCAAATACCCGAAGTGCGTTCCTTTTATAGTTTTCAAATCATGATGGAAAGTACTCATTCTGAAACCTATTCACTTTTAATTGATAAATATATTGTTGATGCTGATGAAAAACATAAAACCTTTAATGCTATTCAATTTAGTCCAGCTATTAAAAAAAAAGCAGACTGGGCCATTACATGGATTGACTCTAACACATCCACATTTTCTACCAGATTAATAGCATTCGCTATTGTTGAAGGATTATTTTTTTCAGGAGCTTTCTGCTCTATTTATTGGTTGAAAAAACGAGGTTTATTACCAGGTTTAACATTTAGTAATGAACTTATAAGCAGAGATGAAGGCATGCACACTGAATTTGCTGTCTTGCTTTATTCAATGATACAAAATAAATTAAGTCAAGATGAAATATATACTATTTTTAAAGAAGCCGTTGCTATAGAAAAAGAATTTATTATCGAGTCTATTCCTTGTAATTTAATCGGTATGAACGTACATATGATGTCTGAATATATAGAATTTGTTGCCGATCGTTTAATTGTCCAATTAGGATATACTAAATTATTTAACACAAGTAATCCGTTTGATTTTATGGAATTAATATCCTTAAATAGTAAAACAAATTTTTTTGAAAAACGTGTAAGTGAATATAGTTTAGGTGCGATTATTAAAAAAGAAGAAAACATTCAATTCGACTTTAATACTGACTTTTAATTTTGTTTAATTTTTAATTTTTAATTTTATTTAATTTAATTTAATTTTAATTTTAATATTTTTTTTTTATAAGTATATAGTATAAAAAATATGGGATTAGCAGTTAGAGAAGCATTCAGCATGGTGGGTGGTGCCAAACCAAATGTCGCGGCCAGTTTAGTATTTCTTGTAGTTACTATTCTTATTCAATTAGTATTCATATGGTTAGTCAAATACCTCTGGAACACATATTTAACTAAGTGTGTAACCGTTGTAAAACCTATTAAAGATGTATGGCAGATGTTAGCTGTATTTGTTATACTTAAAGTATTATTTTAAATAGTATAGACATCCAATCTTTTTATTTAAACATTTATTATAAAAAAAAATGTAGATATTTAAAAAAATGAAAATATCTACATATTTTTTAACAATAAATTATTATTATATATGCTAATATATTTTCTTACTATAATATAGATAATGTTTACTAACAAAAAATATATTATACCTTTATTTGCACTTTCACTAGTTGTGTTTTACATATATATATCATCTGATATTAGTCCATTTTTTGAAAAATACATACTTTCAGATATGTCAAAAAATGCCGTTGTATTACCTAAATATTCTAAAAAAAAAAATTATATTGATATTATAGATAAAGAGAAAAAAAATCTTAAAGGTCAAATTATTTTCCATGAAACATATAATAAATTAACATTACATGATGAACTTATAGAAGAATTAAATTCTTTATTGGTTCCGGTTATATCTAAATTAAATAAACAATTAGGAACTACATTTAATACACATCATATAGATTATAGAAAAGTTGAAAAAAAACAAGATAAAGAACAAAATACTTTGTATGTAGTTATCGTAACCTTATTTACAAGAGATGCGCCACAAACAGAGTTAGTATTCGAATTGTTTAAAGGAGCAAACGACTCTGTTTCTATTAATAACATTATTGATCAAAAATCAGTATATAAGTTTACTTTTGAAGATACATATAATCATCATAATATATTTATGGATCCAAAAACAAATTTACCGATTGTTCCTCAAAAAGGTAGTTGCTCATCAGGTTATCCTGACCAAAAGGATAACAATACAGTAGAACATTTTGGTTCACGAACAGGTGATTTTACAGGCGATACATTTAAACCTACTGAAAATGAAAATATTAAAAAAATATCTACATATTATAATTTAACTACACGATTAACGTATCCAGCAATAGAAAAAAATCTTTTTGATCGAACAAGAACGTCACTTGATACAACACCTGGAATGAGCGATACTAAACTGGCTCACAGTAAATTATCTTTTAAAGTAAATCAATTGGGTATACAAGATACAGCCTATCATCGCAATTCATGGTTTGTAGATGAAGATAAGAAAAAAAATATTACTCAAGTATTTCCAGAAAATAAAGTTAAAGACGAATGGGATGATACTGGAACAAATATTACAGACTCCGGCAATGGAGATGGCGGTGCAGATTATGCAAATGAAAAAAGAGAAAAGGTTCCTCGCCATCACCCAGCAATTTTTTCCTATTTTGGTAACAACTCATTTAAAAATACTATAGATAATACAAATATGTTTAGTTTATTAAATAAAGGTGCCGAAAATCATACCCCCATGTAAATCCAGTGTATAATTTCAGTATATAAAAAAATTTGATATATATTTATATATATAATTATTGCTATATATATAACAATATTTATATAAATACGTAAACATGAGTGAGAAACACTTGAAGATTAAAATTGTGAACCCGGCAGGGCATGAATATTATCAAGGTGACCAAATGAACTACGATTCGGATAGTGGATTTGATTTGTATGTGTTAGAAGATACGACTATAATACTTGGCGAAACTAAAAAAATTGATTTGGGTATTCAATGTGAAATGAATCGAGCCGGACGATCTGGCGCTCGAGATGGACTGCCTTTTTATTTGTATCCTCGTTCTAGTTTTAGCAAAACACCACTTATTCTTGCGAATCATGTCGGTATTATTGATAAAGATTATCGTGGTAATATTCTTGCTGTTGTTAAATTTATGCCTACTCGAGATATTTGGGAAAAAATTATTCGTAAAAAAATCACATATGTATGCGCCGCATCTTTTGATGAAACCTATACGATTAAAAAGGGAACTCGCTTGTTTCAGATTTGCTCGGGTGATTTGGCACCTTTTACTCATAGTATTGTTGATACCTTGTCCGATACAACCAGAGGTGAAAAGGGCTTAGGAAGCACTGGAAAATAATTGTTCTAACGATTGAGGATCACTTCCAACTAATGTATTAACGACTTCTCCATTGGAAACTACAACAAACGTTGGCATAGAACGAACTTCGCAAATTTTACAGATTTCCTTTGTATCTTCGTTATCTACATCAATTTTAATACATATAATATGAGGATTACGTTCGCTTAATTCTGTAAATACAGGACCGATTCGTTGACAGGGTCCACACCAAGAAGCCGTAAAATCTATAATAATCTTTTGATTTGTTTCTAAAATATTTTGTAATTCTACTAAATCGGAAATCATTTTAACCATAGTAAGTATATATTGTTTATTATAATATAGTATATTTTTATTTTTTTATATAATTAAACTTACTTTGATATTTAAATTTAAATGAGTATATATTTAAACATTATATGAATATATATATGTACATATATACATACTAGTATATAATGAAAATAGGCTTATTGATACCTACTACTTCTAAAGGTCGCCCATGGTCGTCATTTAAAGATTTGTATTTATATTGCTATACACTTAAATCCTTTTTACGCACCTATGATATGGAACACACATATACGTTTTATATAGGTATCGATCACGATGACCCATTGCTTACGCAACCAGAAATACTTCAACAATGTAAGCGATTTATGAGTGTTATGAAAAATGTGTCCATTACCTTTCAACATTTTCATGATATTCCTAAAGGCCATTTAACCTCAATGTGGAATATATTACACAAGCGTGCCTACGAAGATGCTTGTGATTATTTTGTTCAATGTGGCGACGATATTGAGTTTCAAACCAAAGGCTGGGTGAATGCGTGTATTGATGTTCTACAAAAAAATAATAATATAGGTGTAACTTCCCCTATTTGTCGTAACAATCAACTTATTTTAACGCAGTCCTTTGTTTCACGTAAACATATGGAGATATTTGGTGTATATTTCCCAGAAGAAATTATTAATTGGGGCTGTGATGATTGGATCAATATCGTATATAAACCCAAACATTTTTTCCCACTAATGAATTATTTTTGTAACAATATAGGTGGTCGTGAACGATATGTTGTAGATAACAATACAACTTTTTATGATAATTATCGATACAATTTACAAAAACTACGTGAGCGTATTCATGATCTTACAACCAAACGATATATCCCAGTGCTACAAAAATATATCCAAACTAATATGTAAAATAATATGTAAAATACATCTAAATATTTTATTAAAATAATAATGATTTAAACATACTATACAATATACATATATAATATGATTAAATTAGGTACAAATTACGGAGGTTGGATTATACCACAAGATATTCAACTAGATACAAATAGTATTATATATAGTGGGGGAGTAGGTGAAGATATTTCATTTGATTTATTATTATCCAACAAATATAAAAGTCAAATTGTATTAATTGACCCTACACATAAAGCTAAACGACATTTTATAGAAGCCAAGTTGTTTTTTCAAGACAAAGAAAAAAATAAATTTAAAGGAAATATACAGAGTGATTATTATTCTACTATTCAGTCTTTAGATGTTTCCTTTGATTCATTTACGTATGTACCTTTTGGATTATGGAACAAAGAAACAACATTAAAATTTTATAAACAAGACAATAAAGACTATGTATCTCAATCAATTATAGATGGTATGTTTACACAAGAGTATGATACCATTGAAACAAAAACCATTCAACAAATTATGAAAGAAAACAATCATACTCATATAGACTTACTTAAATTAGACATTGAAGGCGCTGAGATCAATGTTGTACATAATATGTTAGATACAGGTATTTATCCTACTTATTTATGTATTGAGTTTGATTTATTTTTACAACGCAAAGATACGGATAACCAAACAAAAAAAATCATTGATCGATTATTACAAACATATAGAATATTGTATAATGATAATATGAACATTACTTTTCAATTACGTTAGTAGTTGTATCAGTCGTTGTTTCAATACTTACAACTACAATTGTATATACATATTTTTTATTTAAACATAATTTACATTATACTACTATATATAATGCAAATTATTCATTACTGTTGTGGATCTTATTTTAAAAATAGTAGAGGTGGTGTAGCAAGATTTGATTATCATTTACATTTGTTATTTCCTAAAATAACTAATTTTATTGGTCCACAAGAAAAAAATAAAATGCTCGACTTTTTAGCGACGTGTTCTCATCCTATTGTGATAACGGATAACCATTTAAGTTGTGATATACCTACTCAATATCCCGTCGTTATTGTTCATCATGGATGTGCGAAAACTACTGCTTTACGAAGTCCTCATTGGAAAGAACCCTGGAAAAGTTTATGTGTAAATGGTCAAAATAAAATGTTAGAGTATAGAAAACCTTCTAATACATATATCGTCAGTATATCTACTGCTTGTTCTCACGATTTTACTCAATATTTTGGTGAATTGTATACAAGATTTACACGTTATGATATTTTAAATTCTTGCGAATTAGATGAATCGTTATATAAAACCAATTTTCGAACAACGAATCCTATTGTATTAGGTAATTGGAACGATCACAAAAAAGGAGCGGAATACATTCAAGCCATACAAAACAGTATGCCTACATTTCGTTTTAGACAATTACACGTTGTATTGCGAGATACCATCGAACGATTTAATCAAGAAAAACAACAAATGTATTTAGATAGTGATATATTTTTACAATTATCAGTATCAGAAGGCAACTCGTATGCCACACTTGACGCAGTTATGAATGGATTAGTAGTTGTTGCTACGGACGTGGGGTTATTTTTTAAAGATGTACCCGATGATTGTTTTGTACGATTGGATTGGCATCGCAGAGGAGATGTAAACTATATTAACGAACGCATTGAATATGCTTGGAACAATCGGGAAACATTATCTAAAAATATACGTGCTTGGTACATGAAATATAGTCGATTTTGTGATTGGAAAAAGAAAATGAAACAAATGATTAAAGATGTGTATACGGAACAGTATTTGTCGTAAAAATATACTAACCCGATATACATTCATTAAATAAATTATAATATCCAATAGGACATTTTTTTTGTGTACACATATTGATTGCATTTTGCCATAATATAGATTCTTGTTTTTGATTTATTACAAATTCTTTTTTATAAAATGATTGAAGTGTATGAATAGTTTGAAGACATTTATTTTTATCAAACAAAATATTCATCTGTTGATTAGTTTTTTTTAATATCTTCCATATGATATATTTTAATATTTAGACATTAGCTTTAAATATTCTTAAAATACATTTCACTATTTATATTTTTATCATCGATAAATAAATCATACGCAGGCTTCCCCATTTTCAGTTCATGAAATTTACATTTCCAATCGATTAGTTGTTGTAATGTTATTTGAAACCATTTTTGTTGTGAAACTGTTCCTCTTGCAGTCCAATACACAATAGTATGTCCTTCTTCATATAATGTATTTATTTTTTGTATACGTTCTCTATATGGTAGTGCTTTTGAATAATCTAATATATTCTTATTTTCATTGTCATAATAACAAATGGTATCATCAATATCTACATAAATAATCATATTTAAATATGTCTATATTGTTATTTTATTTTTAAATAATAACTTATTTTTTAGATAAGACCTCATTCCATAGTATTTCGGCCATTTTCAAATCATGGGCATAATCAATATCCACCAGACATTCATTTGGTATTTCAATTCCTTTTACATGTCCTTTAAAAAAATTTTGATGTTCAAGTAATGTAGTCCAGTGAGACATATAAAATCCGCCATTTGGTTTTACATATTTTTGTATATATTTACTATTTGTTAATCCAGCAGTTAAATTATCAAATATTGGTACTATTGTATTATCTTTTTGTTTAATACACGCTAATTGAATAGGTTCTTCATAATAACTTACACTAATAACTGAATCAACCTCATCAGTTAGCTGTTCTATTCCTTGAGAAATATATTCACTTTTTAAAAATGGACACGTTGGTAAAAAATACGCAAATATATCATATCTCGGTATATCGTTCATTAGATCGATCATAGCAGTTAACACAGTGGATGTTGTGGTTGCATGTTCTGGTTTTCTGAAATGTCGTTTAACTTGTAGATCACTTACAGCATTAAAAATAATATCACTATCTGTTGATATATAAATATCATCAAATTCATTTGATTCAATAACGGCTTCTGTAATCCATCGAATAAGAGGTTTGTTTGCTAATGGTAATACATTTTTATTTGGTAATCTGGTTGAGCCGCCTCGAGCAGGAATAATTGCTACTTTTGTGCACATATATAATTAATATAATTAATTATTTAAATAATTAATATTTATATATATATATATATATAAATATGAATATATAATATAATACAATTTAAGATATATGTAAACGAATAACCTTTCTATATTGTCCCTCTTTAAAAGCATTTCCACCTGCATGAATACAATTTGTATCAAATACAATAAGATCACCACCATTACATTCCACAGATATCAAATCTTCTATTTTAATTTCAGTTCCATTATATAATCGATGACCCGGTGTAAATATATTCATTCTTGGATTTATTTTTCTTTTATCTTTTGTTAATTGTAAACTTCCAGGTAATGTTTTAAAACAACCATTATCTCTACCCATATCATTTACACATATATAAAATTTTAATTTTCTATTATGATCAAAATGTGGATATGTATTATTAGTACCTACATTTTCAAAATCTTGATGTATAAATATATTATCATATGTCCATTTTTTACCTAAAATAGTAGTAGTCGTATTATTAATAAAATTAGAATTAAATATATTAAATATATTATAATTTAAGTTGTTATTGATAATCGAGGTATTCATATTTGTTCGTAAACATTTATTTTTACCTGTATGTTTATCATAATTATAATTATTATTTAATATATTATCAAACTCTTTTTCAATTAATGCAAGTGTATCAGAATCAATATAGTTTTTAATAATACAAATACCATCTGTTTTAATTCTATTCGTTACATCTACAATATTTTTATTGCTAACTAAAGTATTCATTTAAATATATACTATTTAAATATATACTATTTAAATAAATAATATTTAAATATATAATTCGAACATATTTTGATTAATTTAATAATATAATATTTTTATTATCTAAATTAATCATCCATTCTCTTTGCTTAAATGTATTATTCCATTCACCTACTTTTATATAATTTTTAATTGAGTAGATATGTTTAGTAACATTATCATTTAAATAATATAATAAATATCGTTCACAATATTTTGGATAATATATATTTTTACAAAAATTATTTAATAATAATAAAGATGGTATAAATGTACCGTAACCATAAACTATATTAGTTGAATTTAGTATTATTTGTATATCTGTTTTTAAATTATTTTTATTATATATGATATTTTTATACATAGTTAATAATTGTTTAGTACAAGGATTTTTTAAATCTTCTGATATTAAATATATATTGGTCCATTTTTTACTATTTATAATATTTATATAAAATTGTAATGGTGGCTGAACCCACCCATTATGTGGATTACTACCAAATATATCACCACTACGAATATGAATTGTTAAATCATTATCATTTAACTTATTATTGGACTTAATAATAAATAAATCTTTTAATTTATTTTTAATAATATTTTTATAATTAGTGTTATATATTTCATTATTTAGTAAATCAATTTGAAAGTCATTATAAATTTTATTTTTATTAAAAAAAGGAGAACTAAACATTATGTTATAATCATTATAATCATTATAATCATTATTATTTATTATAATTTTTTTTTTATTAAAAAAACGATGATTATTAATTAAAACATAATTTTCATTTTTAATTAAACAAATTAATAAAGCATTTACTATTTGTTTTATATTATTTCCTAATCTACCATACCAATTATTTATAATTAACATTTATATACATTCTAATATTTTTTTTATATATACTTCTAAACGTATATTATTAGGTAAGGGACAATGATGGGGCGATTTACAAGGAGTATTATGTTTTATAAAATTAAAAAATTTTATATTAATTTTATTATTTTTATTAATATATTCTTTTAATAAATCACTACTTATAGCAGTATAATCCTTTTCGTGTGTATATGCATAAATAGTTTTTGGTAATCCATATTTTTTTATAATATTTCTGACATCTAATTCATCATTATATAATAATTCATTATTATCATCTTTCAACGCTTTATGTAAAAATTTAGTTTTAAATTTATTACTTCTTAAAAATGTTCCATTTATTATAGATTTATTATCCCAATGATGATATGTATATTCTTTTGATTTTAATATTAAATGATGATTTGTAATTAAAACATTAGCATTTAAAATAGATCCCATTTTTACAGCAAATAAAGAACCCGAACATTGAGCTACAAATAAAGTTTTATTAACTTTTGATCTGTTTTGTATATAATTTATAATTTCTGTTATTGGTTCAGTTATTTTGTATTTTATTGTATCAAGATACCAACCAATATTTATATCATTATAAATAGAATATAAAGGATCCGATATAGATAATACAATTGTATCTTTAAAAAAATAATTATATCCCCTAAATATAGGTAATTGTGCACCACATCTTCCACCATGAAATATACACACTAATTTTGTAAAAGTTTTATTAAAATTCATTAAAAAATTTATATTTTTATATTTATATTTTTTTTTATAATTTGTCTCTAATATAATTTTATCTAATGAAAGTGTATCAGAATCAATATAGTTTTTAATAATACAAATACCATCTGTTTTAATTCTATTCGTTACATCTGTAATATCTTTATTACTAACTAAATTATTCATTTAAATATATACTATTTAAATATATAATTTTACCGTTAATTTTACTTATTATAATTTTTATATTTGTATTTTATGTATTATGTCGACAACTTGTTTGTGTTGTTTTTCATTAAGCGGTTGATAAGGCATTCGTTCGTGTCGTTCCATAATACCTAATGCGTGTAAGGCCGATTTTATACCTAAATGCCAACTTAAATTATCTTTAACCCAGAAAAAAGGTTTTTCAATATCTTCAATAATATGATTACATGTTTGTGTATCTCCATTAATGTGAGCTTTATAAAATTCTAATTCCTTTTCAGGCCACACATTACCTATTCCTGTAAGCCATGCGGCACATTTATCTGACACTTTACTCCACTGCTGTAATCCATTTCCGGATACAACAATAGATACTCGATCACTTATTAAATTTACTATCTTTAGTGTATATTCATCTTGTTTAGCATCTTCTTTCATCGCAACAACAGAAGGAATATCGGCTAATTTATCTATTAAATCCATTCCCCAAGAACCATCTTGATACTGTGGAATTCCCTTCATAAACGGCATTTCATGAACTAATATACCTATCTCAGGAACAGCATCCGCTATCGCCTTATAATGATTATATACATGATCATCAAAAAATAAATACGCTCTGTAAATAAGACTAATTACATCTGCTCCACATTCTAAAGCATGTTTAGCAAATTCAATAGATGTTTGTGTCGAACAGTGTAAAGGGTCGCCAACAATAACTATATTATTTGGATCTAGTGATTTAACTTTTTTAATAACAAATTGATTGATATCCATAATTTCTTGATTATTCATTAACAAATACCTAGTATTAAACGCCATAGCATAAAATAATCTTGCTCCACCATTATAAAGATATTCAATATAACTACTTAGACTTTTATAATCAATAGCTTCATACGCTGTAAACGGTGTTATGATTGAATAAATAGGACCTTTTAATTTATTTTTTAATTTTGTAAACGTATTCATAATAGTTTTAATTATTTAAATTTATTATATCTTTAAATAAAAAGATTATTTATTTCTTAAACTGTTTCTTTTTATTGTTTCATTTTCAAATAGTATACGAGGACCTGGAGGATATTTATTAGCTTTATCAATGGCTTTGATTCCTCTTACTAATTTAATTAAACCATCTGGTTGTATAGATGATTTTTGATCACTGCCCCACATATTTCTATCCAATGTAATATGGCGTTCAATCCAGGTTGCGCCCATTGCTACCGCCGCAAACGTTGTAACTAAACCATATTCGTGTCCACTATATCCTATATCGGTATTGTCTCCATATTTGTGTTTAAGATGTTCAATATATCTTAAATTTATTTCATCTGGCGGGCAAGGATATGTAGAATTAGTATGCATAATGACATCTGGCTGAGATACTTCTACTGCTACCTCAACCTCCTCTTCTGTGCTCATACCTGTACTAATAATAACAAAATCAAATAATTCTCTTGTTACTTTGCATAATTCAGTATCTGTTATGGAAGCACTCCCTAGTTTAGCAATCTTTGTATATTTTGCCATTAATTTAGCACTATCAATATCCCAAACACTAGCGAAAAATTCAATACCAATAGATTTACTATATTCACATAATTCCTTGATTTGATCTTCGGAAAATTCTATCTTGTATTTATATTCTAAATAACTCATTTCACCCCATGGTGTGTGTTTTCTTTTTACTTTTTGATGTTCGGGAACACAGATATCAGGATTTCTTTTTTGTATTTTAACATAATCCGCACCAGATACCTTGGAAAGCATAATTAATTGTTTACATAAATCAATAGAACCATTATGATTAATACCAATTTCAGCTATTATCTTAGTCATTATTATATTTATATTTAAATTTTTTTTAAATATAAATAGAATAGTATTTATATATTATGTTTTTTAAGTATTATATTGTCATCATTTTTTTCTATAATAAAATCGTTTGAATCGTTTAATTCATTTAAATCGTTTAAATCATATGTATAGTTTAACAATATTATTTTATCATAATGTGTAAGTATTAATGTTAGTATAATTAAAGAAGGCTTTACATGAATACAATTACATGTTGGAATTTCTGTATCTTCTAATATACTTAAAGTTACATCAATATAGTTGTTATTATGTAACCATATTAAAATATCCACTTCATTATCAACATCATGACAACTTGTTTTTTTTTTTAGTTCACTTTCGTTAACATAACGATGACTATATTTATCTTTATTAGTATTATTTATATTAAAATGTGTAATATATATTTTATGTTTATTATGTAATAAATGTTCAAATACAGCATTACATCCACATCTTGGGTGTTTTTTAAAAATATAAGGACATTGTATGTTTTTTAAAAAAATATTATAGTTTCTTTTATGATTATTATTTTGCCTATATATTTTTTTATAATGTCGCTTATTAAAATTTTTTTTAAAATATTCTAAATAATTAAGATCTACACATCTTTTATATGTATCCATGGTAGACATATTGTTAATGATTACATTAATATAACAATGGACATTTAAAAAATGATCATAATATTTTGTTCCGTTATTATTAGAAGGTAAGCCAAAATTACATCGTATATTTTTATCCCACTCATCAATAATTTTATTTAATTGTAATTGTTTATATGGTTTATTTCCGATAACTATAATACTTTCATTGAGCATAATATGTATATTTATATTTATAATTAAATATAGATATGTGTTTATATATATAAATAATGTTATAAATATATTATAGCTAAAATAACCAATGGTATTTAAAAATCTTTATAATTTGCCACGAAGTTTTCAATGTCCGATTTGGAAGACGAGCCCATAATCGTGATAAACATAGTATTTTTTGTAAAATATTTATTACATATTCGTAATATGTCTTTTGCTTTTATTTTTTCTATTTTTTTTATTAATTGTTTTATACTTGTTATATGTTTATAATTATAAATACATTCCTGTTCATAATAACTAATAATATTTTCGGAGGTTTCACTTTCCAGTAGTAAACCTCCTATAAGTCCTTGTTTTACAGCATTTAACTCTTTTTTGTTAATAGTATTCCGTTGTAAATCACGAATATTATCAAAAATAATTGATAATACGCCCTTTTCTTTTTTGCGATCATAATATTTTTTATTACTAAATATAGATTGTAAAAATTCTCCCGCACTGTCCATAATTGTATTATCTATATCTAATACATTTTCTGTTAACGCTTCGGTGTGAATATAAAAAATACCCATATCTTGATAATATTCTGTACTCGAATTAATATTGTATACTAACGGATTTTTTTCTCGCAGATCAATAAACAATCTTGAACTCATATTACCAGTTAACAGGGCGGAAATTATATTTAACGCGTGAACGTCTTCATTAGTCGCATTACACACAGGAAATCCTATAATCATTTTCTCTTGTTTAAAGTTTTTATACACAGTATGAACGGTAGTTGTTTCATTGGGAATATATTGAAACGGTATATTTTTTTTAGTTTCTGTAGCTTTAAATGTAGTAAATGCCGATTTACGTATCATGGATTGTACGCGCTTAAATCGCAAATTACTACTAATAGTAATAAACATATTGTCTGCGGTATAATATTTTTTTACAAAGTTAAGCAATGAACTTCTATTAAAGTTGTTAATTGTTACGAGTGTGCCACCGGGATCTTTTTTTAAAGGAACATCTTTAAATATAGACATATAAAATTCTTTAAATATTTTATAATCTGGTTCATCACTACGACTTTGTATTTCTTCCTGTACAATTTGTTTTTCATATTCTATATCTTTTTTTCTAAATAAAGAATTTAATAATATTTCTGCTAATAAGTCTATAGCTTCCTGTAAATATTTAGTATGTATTTTAATAATAAATGAAGTTGTATCTTTCGTTGTATACGCATTAATAAATCCACCCAATGATTCAATTTGGGCGGTTACATCTATAGAATGGGGGTATTTTTTGGAACCTTTAAAAAACATATGTTCTAAAAAATGTGCCATACCAAATTGTTCCTCACATTCATTTTTAGCCCCTGCTCGAAAGGTAATATTAATACAGGAAATTTGAACATCTCGTTTAGAAACATACAAACATCGGACACCATTGTCTAAATTAAATTTTTTTACATACATCGATTCTATATTATATACATATAAATATTTAAAAGTAATTAAATCTATATAGTTATAAAAGTATTACTATGAAACAATGGTGTTCTAAATTATGTATATGTAGTAAAATATACAAAGAAGAAGAATCTACTACTACAGATGTTAATAAACAAGTACCTACAAAACATACAAGTGAATCAGTGTCGTCTTTACGATTATCACCAACGTCTTCGTTTTCGTCCTCGTTATCCTCTTCCTCGTCGTCACCTTCTGAATATTCAGAGGAGCGGCGGCCACAATGGGGGTCGTATCGTACGGAATTAGACAACATGTATACTAAATCATCTATAAACAATGAAACGCGCTATATATTTAAAAAATATAAAACCTTTTATAAAGAATTTTTTATAAATTATTATATAGATGTCGATGACCCCAATATTATCCATAAGATTGTTATTTTTGATCATTATGGTAATGACGATCATAAATTACCTAAAGAGGGGTGGTTACATCATTGTTTATATTGTAATTTAATAACAGGAAGAGATATGATATATACTCAATATAAAGAGATTGATGTCTATATACAATTTTGTGATAAATGTGCGCAAAGTTATCGTAATAATCTATTAACTAAAGAACTGATTCAAAGTGTACAAAAAGATATAAAAAAAGTTTTAGAACTGATTAGTCATAACACTTTTTATATATAGTTAATAATTGGTCGTTAATAAGGGTATTTTATTTAACGTCTTTTTCTGCGCGAGCGTCTGCGCTTGGAGGAACGTCTGCGGCGTGATACTTTTCTTTTGCTGCAAGAATCCCTTCTTTTGGATTTGCGGCCTCCTTTTTGGAGGCGGCGGCTTTTGCGTTTGGCGGAACGTCTGCGTCTTCTACTAACTCTTAAACTCATATTTTTTATATTATAAAGCAATATTTTAATTTTAAACGAGAAAATTAAAAATAAAATAAAATAAAATACTTATATTTTTATTGAGGTAATTTTTTTTGTGTTTCATTTGTTTTAATCATTTGTAATAAAATGGTTTTATTTTTACTATTTTTTAAAAAGGGAAGTATCATTTTACGTTCTTTTTTAGACAAATACGATGATCGAGCAGAACATAAAACTGCTGA